CCGTGCTCCATTTCTAGTAAGCATAGCCGAATTACCTGGTCAAACAGTTAACCCAGCTATTGTTCAATATCGCGGGCGAGAGGTTAAGTTTGTCGGTGATCGTGTATACGCACCATGGACTATTACTGTCCTAAACGACTCAGAAATGTCCATTAGAACATCCGTAGAACAATGGATGGCAGGAATGGAAGACTATGCTGCAAAGTTTGGAAGACTTCAGCCATCAGAGTATCAGCGAGATCTAGAAGTCCTTCAATTAGATAGAAATGGTAATGTTATTAAAGATTATCTTCTGGTCGATGCTTTCCCGGTAGATGTATCACCGGTAGGGTTAGATTTTGGAGCTAATGATCAGATATCTACCTTTACTGTCACATTCCAATACCAGCATTTTATTCCTTCTACATCGACAACAACAGGTACAGTGAATTTTGGCGCAATTTTTAATCGCGGTTAATTTTTTAATTTAATATATTATGGCAATCAACATTTTTGGTTTTACTATTGGTCGTGAAAACAAACAACGGGAGTTGGTGAGTCAATCATTCATCACTCCCGTATCTGATGACGGAACATCTACCGTATCAGCGGGTGGGTATTTTGGTACCTACGTTGATATTGATGCTTCCGCTCGTTCGGAATCAGAACTAATTTCTAGATATCGTGACATCTCTAACTACCCCGATTGCGATACTGCTATAGAGGAGATAGTTACAGAAGCTATTGCAGCTTTAGACAGTGAAATACCTGTCACTATTAATACGGATAAACTAGACTTATCGCAAAATATTAAAGAAAAAATTCAGGAAGAATTTGACAACATACTTTCCTTGTTAGACTTTAAAGATAAAGCCCATGATATTTTTCGTAGGTGGTATGTGGATGGTCGTTTGTATTATCAAAAAGTAATTAACCCTGCACAAACTAAAAAGGGTTTACAAAAACTCCGGTACATCGATCCAAGAAAAATTAGAAAGGTTAGAAACCTTAATAAAGAAAAACTACCTTCTGGTGTAGAAGTTATTAAGAGTATTGAAGAATTTTATGTATATAATGAAAAAGGGCTTACGGTTACACCCGGTGTAGATCCCAATCAATCTAATGGTATAAAAATAGCACCAGATACTATTACTTTTGTACCGTCCGGGCTTTTAGATCTAGATCGCAATGTGGTACTAGGATATTTAAACAAAGCTATTAAACCAGTCAATCAGTTAAAAATGATGGCTGATTCTTTAGTCATCTACCGTCTTTCTCGTGCCCCGGAACGTCGTATTTTTTATATTGATATTGGTAATTTGCCTAAGATTAAAGCCGAGCAGTATATGAAAGATATTATGGCTCGTTATCGTAATAAGATAATCTATGATTCTACTACAGGTGAGATTAAAGACGACCGTAAGTTTATGACTATGTTAGAAGACTTTTGGCTTCCGCGGCGTGAGGGAGGACGGGGTACTGAAATTACTACACTCCCGGGAGGAGAAAATTTAGGACAAATTGCCGATATTGAATATTTTCAAAACAAAGTTTACCAAGCACTTAATGTCCCAGTATCTAGATTTCAACAACAGTCCGGGTTTAATTTTGGACGAGCAGCAGAAATTAGTCGAGATGAAATAAAGTTTGCAAAATTTGTAGGAAGACTGCGTAGAAAGTTTAACAAGTTATTTGATGATCTATTAGAGTCTCAGTTAGTTCTTAAAGGCATTATTAAACCAGAAGACTGGGACGCCATAAAAGAAAATATTGACTATAAATATGCACAAGATCAATACTATCAAGAAATAAAAGAAGCTGAAAATTTAAGAAATAGATTAGATGTTTTAAATCAAATGTCACCCTATGTAGGTGTATATTTTAGTAAACAATATATTCGTAAAAATGTATTGAGAATGACCGATGCTGAGATTAACACCATAGAAAAAGAAATTGAAGACGAACCACCCATCATTCAACCTGGAATGCCGGGGTCAGAACAAGCAGCTGCTCTGAGTCGTGAGACTCAATCACAGTAGTAAATAAATATAGGATAAATATGGAAAACTCAGAATTAATTCATAATATGATAGACAATATTCTGGATAATAAAAATTCCGAAGCCCAGGAAACATTTAAGTCTTTGTTATCACAAAAATTAAACGATGCTTTAGAAGCAAAAAAAGTAGAAGTTGCTCAATCAATCTACGGAACTCAAGAGGTGCAAGAGCCTGATGAGAGTGTAGAAGATACCGAGCAAGAAACAGAACAAACATAAGGATTATCATGCCAGTTACCAAGAGTATTCTAAAAAACTCCAAAAGGCAGGCCGTAGTTAAGCTGGTCGGTACTGGTCTGGGTTATATAAACGTTCATGAATTAGTAGCAGTAGTAGGCCCTAATGCCATTTCGGATGTTCAGACTATTACTACTGCTAATTTAGAACTTACCATCTCTGATTTATTTTATGATGTATCTGCTGCTTCTAACATTGTAAGAAATAGTAATGTCATTTGGGCCATGAATACAGGGTCTGCCGATTATGCATTTTCTAGAGATATAGGTGTGGTATTAAATCAAGACGCTAATGCAAACGTCGTGGTTAATATTGGCGGAACATCTAATGGTACTGTTATGATTCAATTTACTAAGGGTTCTGGTTACAACGATCCTTACGATCTACAAATTCAGGGACCAGGGGTAGGAAGAATTTAATGAAACTTATTACCGAACAAATTAGCGAGATTCGTTATCTTGTTGAAAAAAAAGAAGATGGTACCAAACAGACATACATAGAAGGTATCTTCATGCAGACCGAAAAAGAAAATAAAAACGGTCGAGTATATAGAAAAAATATTATGGAAAATGCTTTGAATGATTTTCAAACCCTTATTACTGAAAAACGAGCTTTAGGTGAATTAGGACACCCTTCTAATCCTCAAATTAATCTTAACAATGTATCTCATTTAATTACCGGGTTAAAATTTGAAGGTAATGATGTGATAGGTCGAGCAAAAATTTTAGATACACCTATGGGTAAAATTGCTAAAAATTTTATTGAAGAAGGTGTACGTTTAGGTGTATCATCTAGAGGTCTAGGTTCGCTTAAAGAAGTAAACGGTGTTAACGAAGTACAGGATGATTTTCATTTAGCTACTATTGACATAGTAAGTGATCCAAGCGCTCCCGATGCTTTTGTACAGGGCATTATGGAAGGTGCTGAATGGGTATTAGCTAACGGTCAGTGGAAGTCTGTACAAATTGAACAAGCCCAAAAGATAGTAAAGAAAGCTTCTATACGTAATTTAAACGAAGTAAAACTACAACTATTTGAAAAGTTTCTAAGAAATATCAAGTAAATAATTCTTATAAATATTATCGTTACATTAAATACTCTTAGGAGAACAGGATGTCAGTCGAAGCAAAAATTAAAGAGCTGCTTAATCGTACTAGCACTGCTCAAAATTTAAATGAGGAGCAAGAAGATCTAGCTGCTGCTGGAATGGCTGGTACTGGCTCCAAAGCTGCAAGTAAAATGTCTAAAGATACCTCGAAGTCAGCAAAAGTTGCTACTGCTGGAGACACCACGCAACCTAAGCAAGGTTCGTCTCAGACAGCTTCCTTTACTACCCATGATGAAGATGATGAGAATCAGGGTGCCAAGGCAGCTGCTCCGGTTTCTAAAGATAATACACTTCCAAAATCTAAAGGTGATGCTAAGACCGTAAAAGTACCTGCTATGGAAGAAACAGAAGAAGAAGGCGAGGTTGTAGCTGAAGAACAACATCGAGAAGATATTGCATCACAAATTAAATCTATTTTTGGCGACGATCTCTCAGAAGAATTTACCAGCAAAGCAGCATCTATTTTTGAAGCAGCAGTAATTGCTCGCGTTAATAACGAAATGGAAAAAGTAGCTGCTCGTTTAGAAGAACAGGCTCAAACGCAACTAGATGAATTTAAACAAGGTCTAGTAGAAAAAGTTGATGGTTATCTTAACTATGTGGTTGAGCAGTGGATGGAAGAAAACCAATTAGCTGTAGAGCAAGGTTTAAGAACAGAAGTAGCCGAAGATTTTATTTCTGGTCTTAAGACTTTATTCCAAGAGCACTATATTGAGGTTCCAGAAGAAAAGTACGATGTTATGAAAGAACTCGAACAGACTACTGAATCTCTACAAACCAAACTGGATGAAAGCGTAGCAACTGCTATTGAACTTTCTAAAGAATTGGAACAACTTAAGCGAGAAAAAGTACTTGAAGAACAAACTAAAGATCTAGCTGATACAGAAGTTGAAAAGCTTAGAAAATTAGTAGAGGGCGTTAATTTTGATTCGGAAGACTTGTATCGTGAAAAAGTTGGTGTCATTATAGAAAATTACTTTCCTAAGACAACAGCAAAATCACCTGAGCAAGCTTTAATTGAAGAAAGTGGTACACAACCTACTTTTGCAAATGATGACGATCAGATGGACAGATATGCTATGTCAATCTCTAGATCACTAAAAGCCCGTTAATTATATAAAAAATAACAATCAAAGGAGAAGGTATGTACCTATCAGAACAAATTCAACAGAAGTGGGGTAAGATTTTAAATCATGCCGATCTTCCAGAAAT